ACGGCTGACAGGATCAGCCTTGAACATGGACGCACTCATGGGGGATTGGCTGGCAAACCCTGAGTTAGCGGCAATGGAAGGCCGTTGAATGGCCATGTCACCACCGGACTCCATTAAGTCGGTTTTAGGACGCGATGACAACAGCGTTGGATTACCAAAGAAGGTAATGTTCTTGCGCATCGTACGCATCAATTCATCGTGCGTACAAATAGCATTGGCTAATGCATCGAAATCACCATGGCCCTCTGCAGAGAATCCCAATGGATTGTTGGTGATTTCAACACATGGGATGAAGTTGAGTGCGTTGGGAAGTTTCTTGGTATCACCCGTTAAGGTGTAACTGGGCATGTCAAAGTTGAGTTCAGATTCAGAATGGGTTTCTTCAATTGAATCTGCTTTGATAGATAAACGAATATATCGTTTGGAGCCAGGGCTATAAGCATTTGTAACGCCCGCTGCGTTACTCAAGCTCTTCATCTGAATGTCACCAAAGCCATTCATGGCCTTGCGCACTTTATAGCTGTAGATGATTACAACTTCATCCAGCTCGCCATCAACGTTGTAATAGGAACGATACTCGTGCTTACGGAAGTAATAGAGACGGTAATTGTTTTTAGTAGGACGGATGTAAAAAAGTCCTTGGCCATCACAAATAAAATACTCCCAAATAGAATCAAGCCTTGTGTCAAGCTTGTTGTACTTACAGACTCGGTCCAGGAAGTCTTTACGTTGTGAACCGAAGTTATCTTGGGACGGGAAAAATTCAACCCCTTGGCGAATACCAAAGAGTTTCATCTGTGCAATATGAGACGCAACAATGCCTGTATCAACAACAACGCCGCTATCTCGATCAAGATAAGCGTTAACAATTTCTTGAAGTCTGGCTTTAGCGTCCGCCATTATTTGCTTTGTTTATTTAGTAATACTAGCAGGTTTTAGGAAATGGTAATACCTGTAAAACCAGCGGGGAGCGTGCCTCGGTAAAATGCTGCGTTAGCCGCATTTGCACCATTGGGAAGATTACTCATCGCCGCACCATTCCCTGGGGCGCTGGGGTCATAGCGACTACCCATCTGTGCCATAGAGCCGTAAAGGTTACTGGAACCAAATGGGCTGCCTGCCATCGGAAGCGATGGGAAACCTGGGGCACCTGGCATTTGCTGCGGTTGCCCAGGGCCATATACGTCGTCAATATTCTTGCGATCTTCACCAGGGAGCAGAGGCTTGTCCTTATTTCGTGCGCCTGGGATTTGGAAACGAGGATCAAAAGGACTTGCTGCCACTGCTCCAGAGTTACCTAGGCCGGTGCCGTAAAATCCACCGGGTTGTGTGAGATAGTTCTGCACTCTAAATACTTCTGCTGTTGGGACTATTCTACTCTTCTATAACTTCGTAGCCAGCTGCATCATTCACTTTGGTAATAATGATGCCAGTGCCACGTACGTCCCAATTAAGTACGTCGCCTTCTTGCCAGCCTAGCTCTTCGATTACTTCGTCGGGAAACGTAATGTACTGGTCGCCGTTCTCGTCCTCCTGGACCTCGAGAATGTAACTCATTTTGTTGAAAGAAGCTTCTCCATTAGCTTATCAAGCTTATTGTTAATCTGATTGAAGTTGTCGTGCATCTGTTGGATCTCTCTTAAGAAATCAACCTTGAGCACGTAGTCTAACGGCATCCGCTTTAAGTCGTCTTCCAAAACGTCAATCCTTCGTTTCTGCGAGCCGATGTAATTAAAAGCTTGTTGGATTTGGTCGTTTTGTCTACCAAGGATTTTACCTGCGACCCAACTGCCACCGGTAATAGCGGATACAACGGCCGTTAAACCGATAGCAATGTATTCAGGCCCCACGACCAACTTTCACTTTTTCTAATTCTAATGTTTAGTAATCAAGGTGAAGTTTGCCTTTACGCATTAATCCGTTAATCATCCAGACCAATGCGTCAACACAGTCGTCGTGACTACTAACACCAAAGTTAGTCAGCTCTTCAAACATTGCAGTGAAGTTGCGGTACCGATTAAAGATAAGCTTGCGGTCTTCAAACAAGCCCATGCAGCCACGGAAACGTGCCAATTTATCAGCGCGGAATCCCTTCACGGGATGCCAATTTAAATTGTAAAGACCTTCATTGGTTAAACAAACACGTTTGAAATCAGCCTCCAAAGAGGCTTGGTATTGAACGGCTTCTGAATAAATGTCACACGTTGAATATGTCGGGTAGTAGTTTTCGTTCTCATCTTGACCAATGATATTCCAGTCGTTGAGAAGCTCCTTGAGGGCGTCAAGTTTCTCAAGGTTACCCATAACACGTAAACGACGGTAATCAATAACGTGTATGCGATCTCCAATGCGTCCACCTAATATCATCACAGTGTAGTCGTTCTTCTCTTTGGTACCAGCAGAGAGGTCGACGCCTACAGCAAGACAATCAAATTCAGTCGCAATTTCTGCCTTAACAATTAACTCTGGTGCCAAAGACAATTCATTTTGTCTGATGACTTGATTCATGTACTGGAACGAAAAAGCAATTGGTGCTTGTCGTTTCTTTTCTTTTAGATAGTCAAGTGACCACATCTCTGGCCAGTATGAAATCTCGTCCCCTGTTTTGGGATCAGTGAGGATTGCGGACAACACAATTTGCAGCCAATTGTTTTGCGTGTTGAATGTTGTTGCATGAATGTCATCATGTCTGAAGCGCGTGCCAAGGCAGATGGCTCTGGCGCCTTCAAACATGGTGGGCGCAATCACTGCGTTCCAGTTGTCCTGCATCTGTTTACGGATGTCAGGGTTAGAAATGTCTGCAGCAGATTTAATGGCGTCATCAATGATCACAAGGTGTGAACGCTTGGATGTCACTGAGCCTTTGAGACCTGCAGCACAGAGCGTGAATTGCTCTTCACCTGTAGTATCAATGCCTGCAAATTTGTGGTCAATAGACCAGTACTCATTGCTGGTTACGTTCTTAAGAAGACGTACTGTTGGGAAGACTTCTTGATATCGTTTGCTTTCAATGATGCGTTTAATGGTTGCAGACTTGGAGCGTGCAATGTCAACCGTATAAGAAAGATAGAGAATCTGTAGAGGCTTCTTGGCTTGTGTATGAAGACCAATGGCCCATGCTGTAAACAAACCTAAGATTGTGGACTTAGCAGAACCACGTGGTGCCAAGAGATCAACATTAGGTCCTGCAATCTTTAGAAGACAAGCACTATCTTGCTCGGTAACAAAGTGACGATGCCATTCTTTATGGTGTTGTGCGGGAGGTTTATCGGCAACATAATCACAGAAATATCCAAAATCTTCCCGTGCTTTCTTTAGCGAATCAATATTACGTGGAACACGAATTTGTTGCCTACGTGCAGCAGCTTGCGCGTTACGTCGATATGCAAGATGTTGATATGCAGGCACGATAAGTAATCAGCTAATAACTGAATACTACTTCATCCGTTGACGTTTTTGTTTTTCTTCTTCTGGACTTGGTACTGGCGTGCCTTTTCCAGGGCCGCTTGTTGCTTGTCCTTGTCCGACATTGGGCTGTTGTCCTGGTTGCGGGCTTCCCGTTCCTTGAGGTGTGCCAGGATTTGTGGAAGCTGTGGACGGCTGGATTCCATTTTGTTCATTTCGTGTTTCTGAAACCGCACTCAGTACTTCAGCGCCTTGGGCTGCAGGATTCTTAGCTTCTCCGCCAATAGGTGCTCCTTGTAATTCACGTCGGCCACCAAAGCGATTACGATTTTCTTGTAATCTTTGCACAGCAGCGCCAAGACTGCCGGCAAGTGCGGAATCATTCCCTGACATTTGACCAGGGGCTGCCTTTGGTTGGGGTTGATTCATCATATATGTATTTTAACTTAACTGTCTTCGTATTGCATCTTGGCCCATATACTCATGGACGCTTCTTCCAAGGGGATTTCAATTGGATCGTCTTTGAAAATAATTTGTAATTCACGTAGGGCGCGATCTGCGCCAGCCATTAACAAGCCTTTGCGGTCACGGCTAGAAGTAAACTGCTCGATCTGCGCAATGGTGCCGCGTAATTCTTTTTGCATGCCAGCGATGCGTGCCACGCCAGCATCACGTTTAACGGCGCCGTTATCTACGTCGTCACGTAGTTTGCGGATGTCTTCCTGCATCTCCTCAATTTCATAGAGGAGTTTCTTGCGATGATCAGGTTTCTTGTAATGGGATTTAACCCATAGATCACACGCAGAAATACTACCTCCATAGCCAAGGAACCTGGCATAGAGATAGCATTCAATTACCGAGAAGGTTTCTACTGCAAAACCACAGAAAGCATCTTGATCAACAGATGTTAAGTTATCGACCCACTGGTCGAATAACTCAATATCGATAGCCTCGTTGCGCCTGGTTGTAGTCTCGGGCTTCTTCTGTGTCTTTGTACTGCTGGGCTTGCTCTGCAGAGGTGCGTTGTTCTGTCGCACCCTTGCCGATGGTTTCGCGTTCTTGGGTTCCAGCATCTTCTAATTTTTTCTTGGAGAAACTATAAGCCACTTCAGCGGCCTGTCGATATTTGTCAATATCAAACGGGTCGTCCTCGGTTGTTTTATTAACCTGGCCGGGAGGCAGCGTTGTCATGGCTTATGGTTTTCTTAAATCAGAAGTTGGACATCATGCCGGCAAGACCTTGCTGGAAGATGTCACGGCGACCTTCAACAGACTTTTGGCGTTGCTGGCGACCCTTGGATGCCTCAAGACGCTCAAGGAGCTTCTCAATGTTACCAAGGTCAAAGTTGGTAGCAGTGTCAGTGCCGGTGTTGGTGAGAGCGTTCATTTTTGTACCTTGTAATAGTTACGTCTTAAAATCAGAAGTTGGACATCATGCTAGCGAGGCCCTGCTGGAAGATGTCACGACGACCCTCCACAGACTTCTGACGTTGCTGGCGACCTTTAGATGCTTCCAGGCGCTCGAGCAGTTGCTCGAAGTTGCCGAGATCAAAATTTGTGGCGGTGTCAGTACCGGTATTGGTAAGAGCGTTGGTCATTTTTTATAACCCAAGTGTAGGCATGTATGTATTATAAACAGACTTAACCAAAGGCAATGCCAAGGAGATTGTACATTTTCTGATTAGCATCCATCCTGGCGATATCTTTGTCTGCTTCTGTTTTAAGACCCATGGTTTTGTAGTCCCATTCGCCTTTCTTTTCTACGTTCTTAAGCGAGTAGCTTCCTTCGATCTCGGCTACATCCTTGAGTCCAGCGTTAATGATGTTTTGGAGGGATGCTTTCTTGTCGCCTTCGATAGTAGCAACAGCCTGGCGCCAACGTTCTTCGGAATCAGTAGCGTACTTAGTTCCTTCTAACTGTCGGTCGTAGCCGTAGTTAGAAGCAGCTGCATTAATCTTCGCGATCTCCGCTGCTGAAGCAGTGCGAATGCGATCACTTTCTAAACCAAACTCTCCTTGTTGAGAACCTTTGCCAAGTTCAAAGTCTGTATACGCTTGCCATGGCGTTCTGGGAGTGCCATCGTCATTGCGTCCATAATCTTCAGCCTGTGCATCTCCTCCTGCAGCTGCAGTGCTTGTTTGATTTGTTGGTTGATTTATCGTGTTTTTATTTGTTTGATAATATTGTTTTCCACTGTTAGCCAGGGAAAACCCTTTATTTGCAAGCGTGTCTTTTAAATCTTGCAGGCCCCTGCCGGTGCCTGTTGCAATTTTGCCAAGCTCTCCGGCATTAACTTTATTTCCTTCAATCTTATATTTGTCACCACCAATTACAATTGTGGTTGTTTTTGGTTTGTCATCTCTGTTGTTATTTTTTCCCATGACTTAAGCTCCTTTGTAGGCTCCGGGCATAAAGTTACTAAGGGGTGTGTTACTTGAAGCATCACCATACCTACCTGTCAGTCTACCAGTGCTGTTTCTCTCAGGTGCACCAAAGATATCTGCAAGCATTTGTTGATTCTGGCTCATTACACGCCCACTAGCAATCATGTCAGCTTTTAAGAGATTCTCAAATGCTGAACCGCTTCGGATGTTTTCTGCCTTAGCTTTCTTTGCGAAACGATCGTAGTCTTCCGGAGTATATCCAATGCCTTGTTGGTTGTATAAACTACTAGCAATATCTTGGAAATTATCTTTGTAATAGTTAACGGGCTTGTTGTAGCTTCTGGCTAAGCGTTTCTCAATGAATTCAGGATTAGTAAAACGATCAACGTAACCTTCAAGCAGCGCTTCTGCTGCCCCTCGATCACCGCTTTTAATTAAACTCTGTGCTTCATTACGAATTGTACGTTTTCTAGTAGGAGAAGCACGTACTTGATCAAGCGCATAGTCCTGAAGCGCTTCTTCCCTTGGTGTTAAACCGTATTCAAGGGCACCACCAGAGCCACTGCCGCCTCCAAAAAGCCCTCCAATGCCCCCAAGTAGGCCGCCAGCTGCTGCGCCCCAGGGACCAAGTGACATACCTGCTAATGCGCCACTGGAGGCACCGCTTAGAGCACTACCGAAAGACATAATAAACTACACTCTCTTTCTTATTATTTTAAGGTGTTGACACTTAGGCAAGAAAACCGCCAAGTTGTCCGTATTTACCAGCTAGTTGCGCAAGATCAGCCCTACGATCAGCTTGCCGAATATTAGGGTCGTTTGCACGCATCTTGGCAACGACACGAGGAATCCTAAATTGGTCTGCAATATCTACATTACGTTCAAGAAAAGCAGAGCCAAAGTCGGCATCTCGTTTATCAGCCATGAAATCAAGATATGCCTGACCTGCTTGTGTTCCTTGTGCGTTACCAACTTGATTAAGAACTGTGTTTGCAATTCCGCCAAGAGCTTGCATGCCACCCCAGGAACCTAATCCACCTGCTCCAGGGGCGGCACCTCCGAAGGCGGCGCTACCTGCTGCCGACCCATCAAGAGCAGGAAAAGAACCAAAGGTACCGGCTGGGATGTCCGTACTAAAAGCAGGGATGTCAGTGCCTAGGCCGGGGAATTTGTATTTATTAAAATCAATTCCGGACGTATAGTTGCCAAATGCGTCAGCGGGTAGATTTAAATTCCAGGAAGAAGTCATGTGTATTTCCCTCAGACGTTAAAAGTAATTCTACTGCTAAATGGTTTGGAAGCCGTGTTGTTATTCTGCAGTGATTGAATTACAGGATTAATAAAGTCAAATTTACGTGCCATTGCCTCACCATAACGATCAGGCACTTTTAACATATTGGCAAAGATGTGACCTTTCATGGCACGTTCAGATGCCCTGTCTGCTAATTCATTCATTGGGCCAGTATAAGCTTGTGCTTGCATTCCAATAACACGTGGATCATTGGCAAGCATTGTTTGAATCTGTTGGTCTTTAATCAGTTTAGAGAAAACAGAAGTTGGATCTTTTGGGTCAAACGTAGTATCAGCACCGTACTGAGTCTGATACTCTTTGACAATATCTGAATAGCTACCAGCAAGATTTGGATTTCCTGTTGGTTCTCCTGAAGTAGACCGCCAGTCACCAAAAGGCTGGCTCATGAAGCCGCCTTGGCCTCCCCCATTAAACAAACCACCAAGTAATCCAATCATGATCAGTACCTATCAGAAACTAATATTGGGAGCTTGAAGAACTGAATTGGCATATGGTGCAGCCTGCATCATCGCACGTAAGTTGGCACCTGCGTTAGCTTGTGCCCCGAGAGCAAGTTTGCCTGTAGTTGCAACACTGCCAAGCATTGCATAGTTCTGGCCCATGCTATTCATGATCTGTTGCTGACGCACAACGTCATTGTTGCGTTGTTGCTCAAGTAACGGGAACATTGCTTGCATGTATGTTTTCTCAGTTTCCATAGAATGCGTCAGCATATCTTTGGTACCGGCGTTGACGGCATTTAAAGTTGCAATGTTGTTTTCAAGACCTAACGCTTGAATTTTTTCTGCCCGACCCAGTTGAGTCGATAGTTCGTTTGGATCGCCTGAGCCGGTCTCTCGTTGATAAGCTTTTTGTGCCGCACCGCCAGCTAATTGTTGTGCACCAAGACCAACAATTGGGGCAGCAACTTGAAGCACAGTGCCGAGAGGACCGCCCACGGTACGGCCAGCGGCACGCACCAATGCAGTAGTGCCAAGACCAGCAGCGCCACCTGCAAAAGCTTCTACTGGCTTATCTTCCATATAGCTTTGTGCTGCAGCGGCAACTGGTCCTAAGTAGCCAAGACGACCAACATTACGGCCGATATTTTCTTTATTAAGTGCGCCACCAAATAAATTGCCCAGGCTATTTAATGCACCACCGCGTGCATTGGGATTTGATGGGTCGTTGGGAGGGGTGCTTCCGCCGCCACCGCCGCCTGCTCCACCTCTAGCAGGGGTAGTTGGTGTGTTGGTACCGCCACCGCCACCTGCTGCGCCCATGGCAGGAATGGTGCTCTGACCACTACCACGACGCGTTTGTTCTGCTAGCTCTACTTGAGTGCCCGTAATAGGGCGCCTGACATCAACGCCACCACCACCGCCTGCACCCATGGCAGGAATACTACTCTGACCACCGCCTGATTGAGTAATGCGGGGGTCTTCAGTTGAACCAGTAATACGTGGATCGTTAGGTGTATCACCAGTGATCAAAATATTGTTCGCAGTCGTATTAGGAGCGCCACCTTGAAACAAACCTGCAAGACCTTGGCCAGCTCCTTCGAGAGCTGCCATCATTTGGGCAAGTTTCTCTGAAGCAAAGTTTTGAGGATTTTGTTGAGTACTACGAGCGGCGTTACCACGACGTGAATAATTTTCGTTGTAGTCTCCGCCACTACCGGTTATTAATGCCATGTGTACGACTATCTGTTATCAGCTAATTCTATCATTGCATTTCTTCTGAATATTCAGTAACTGTTGGTAACTTAGGACGGTTTGCTTGTGCAATTGCTGCGTTAACTGCTGCGCCTACTGCAGCCCCAGCAAGAGCGCCTGTTGCTCCACCAATTAAACCACGTCGTGTTAATCCACTACGTGCCATCTCTGTAGTATGTTGACGATAGCCTCTGCCAGGTACTGTCTTGGTTGGTGCGCTACGTACGCCTGCGGCTAAACCTGCTAACCCACCAAGAGCAGTTGTGGCAGTTGCGATGTTAACTGGATAGCCAAGCATTCGAGCTTCTGGAATACCCTCTAGATTTTCTGGAGTTGCTTTCAAGATTCCCAAGAAACCACGATCTTGATAATAATTTTGCATGAAGTTTGCATAACGTTCTGGTGTCAAGCTTGGAATCTCTGCTTTTGCCGTTTCATATTTTAACGGTGCGCCTTGACGACCAAGGAAGAATCGGTCGAACAATTCTTGTACAGGTTGTTCTGTTTCCCTGCGATCATCTGCACCTTCAGGAGAATATGTCTGTGCATACCCAGTGGCACGGAATGCTTCTCCGGGGTTAAGAATATTGAATGCACCACTCATGATTGTGGTCGGGATTGCAACACTCGCAGCCATCAAACCGGTTCGTGTTTTACCTAAATCTTTGTATGCATCTTTGCCGGCAACGGCTTTCATTGTGTTTTCAATACCTGTATCTAATATTGCTAAAGGATGGTTATAACGCCAGTACACACCCCTGGTGCCATCGTTGGTGAGGTCGGTTGCCAGGCGCGTACCAAAAGCTCCGATTGCTTGGATAGGGGTGTCTTTTAAACTGACGCCCTGCGCACGTAAAGCATCGTGGTATTTACCAGCAACATTTAATACACTTGGGTATACCTCATCAGCAATGCGTGTAGCTTGCTCGCTTTTTTTGGCGCCTGTTTTTAGCGCCTGAGTAGTGTTGGTTAGTAATTGCTGGAAACGATTTTGATTAGACACCGACTATGCTCCCCATCATTTGTTGGATGTTGCCTAAGTTAGCGTTAACGTTCGTATTCATCATCTCATTAGCCAGTGACTGGCGATTAGGCAAGCCAGAAGTTTGGAACATGGTCCCAGGGGAGTACTTACCTGCCAATTCAGTTGCTTGATTAATCATCTCACGTTGTTTGTTTTGTTGCATAATTGTGAGAATTTGTTCGTCAGATAACTGTGCTAGCTCTGCATCGTTTAGTTGATTTAGGTCAACATTGTTGAAATCAGTATTTTGTTGCTGTTGCGCGTTTTGTCCGGTGGGTTGGAAGCCATTGAATAACGATGGTCGTCCAAGAGCTGCGCTAAGTAGGTTGCCTGTTCCGATAGAGCCTATCCAGTTGGCTGGTCCTTCTAAACCACTTGGTTGATACTCTTGTGTTACTTTGCCGGTTTTCACATCTTTCATTTCTACCATTCTGCCTGGCCTTATGGCACGCGCTCCTGCCACAGCACCTGCAGAACCTAATGTGTCGGCTGCGCCATATAACAACGCCATGGGTAACGATTCACCCATCATCAAACCAAAGCCAGTTTGAACCGCGCCACTTGTTAATGCAGGGCGCAGTGCACTCATGAAGCCTTGAAAAAGACTTGGTGCTGCTGCTCTTGCTGCTGCGGCTACTAATGGTGCTGGCATCTGAATATTGTTTTCTTTTATTATAAAGCGCTAGGCTTTATCGGAAGTTTTCTCATCTACATTTTTATCTTTGTTACCTTTCTCTTCCGAAAGTAATTGAGCAACTGATTTGTTATCATCTACTTCGTTCTTGGCTTTTGCTTCTGCCTGTGCCATGAGTCGCCCTTTGGGATCTGGGTTGGACATGCGTGGCATTGGATTCTCGCTGCGCTCTTCTACGGTAGGGCTGAACGCATACATCTCTTTCCACATGGGATTGTAATCAGGTTGTTCTTCTGGACGTTGTTTAGTATTAGGGCGTCCATCATTGAAGTTGTAATCTTTTTGCCGATTAAAGGGTCCACCGATACCAGCAAACACTTCATTGGGAATAACACGGCCTTCTTCGTCTTGTTTGAATTCGACAAAGCCTAGGCCAGGGTTTAGCTTTTGCTTTCGTGCAGTAAGGCTTTTTCTAATATCAGATTCAGTAAAGCGTCCAAGAGAAAAAGGTGCCTGAAAGCTATCAGCAGGCACTGTAAATAAATCTGAATAACTTAAGTTTTTCTTTTTCTCAAAGATGTCTTTCGTGAAGTCAACGTAACGTTGAGGTTCATTCTCAGAGAAGTAGTTGTTTCCGTGGCCAGCAAGGCGTGCGTCACGTGCCATC